AACCTTCTTAGCAGTCTTGGCTGCATCCTTGAAGTCTTTAGCAGACGGAGCACCTTTGGTTCCAGGCTTTCGCATCTTTTCACCGGAGCCAGCTTCGATGCGCTTGCGTTTAGCGTTGATGTTTGCGTACAGTCCTTGTTTCATTTAGTACCCCGATATAATGTCAAGTGTTTCGTATTCATCGTCTTCGTAGTCTTGCTGATAGCTAGTGATAGCAAGCTGATCGACATAAGACAAAGCATCAACCAAGTCATCATGCACTCCTTGTGTTGGGAACATAATCAACTGGTCATAGAATTCATCCCAGTCCTCATCCTCGTTAAAGGTGATACGACCATGCTCCATACGACCTTGTAAAGACCAAATTACACGATCATTCTTTTTCTTGTTTCCGTGCGTTAAGTCCGTGATGTGCGCGTAGATGTTGTTTTTACGCATCAAATCATTTAGGTATGGCAACACTGCGTTCTTCAGTGCACCACGTTCAATACCAATAGACAAAGGCTCAAAGTCTCTGACAGCCATCAGAATCTTTGCAGCAGTCTCTCGGATATCCCATCGACCATGAATGATCTTCTTTACCCACCAATCACCATTGTCAGTTACCTTAACAACAGCAATAGCAGACTCATCTAATCTTTTCTTAGAAGCACTGGCATTCTTAGCAACATCCTCAAAGCCTGCTAAGTCCACAGCGATGACATAGGAGCCATACTGAGGTTCTTCAGACTTTTTGAACCATTCTGACTTGAAGATGTCAGCACCGGCTGTATCAAAGCTAGACAAGTATTCTTGTTTAAAAGCAAAAGAACTTAGGGTTCTCTTAGCAGCCTCAATTTCCTTAGGATCAATCGTTTCATTGTCCTGAGTCGTGAAATGCCATGACTTCCACTCTTCGTCTTCTTCAGACTGTCCCAGCTTAAACATGTCATAAAACCAATTACGACCAGCAGGAGTAGAAATAAACAATGCACGACCCTTACGATCAGACAAAGCTGCTCGTAGAATCTTTTCCCAAACTTCTTGCTTGATGTACGCACATTCGTCCATCACAAGGTAAGTTAGCGACACACCACGAAGACTGTCAGGATTGTCTGCACCTCTGACCAGAATCTTCTTACCGTTGATCAATGTGATCTCAAGGTTGTTTACATGGCTGGACTTGATGACTGGCCTTCCAAGTTCATGTATCAAATCCCAGATAATCGTACGGGCCTGTCCAAGCGTTGGAGCCACATACATCACAGACGAACCATCAGGGCAGTTTAAAGCCTCTATAAGCAGCGTTACAGCCGACAACCTAGACTTACCGCATCGGCGTCCGGCAGCTACGATCTTAAAGCGTGTAGAGTCTGTAAATACTTTCTTTTGCCATTCCAGAAGTTGAAAGTTTAAAGCTGTCATACATCAATCACATCGTCTGAGGTTGAAACCTTTGGTTCATTCAGACCAGAGATGTTAATGCTGATCTGAGGCATGGAACCAGACTGCTTGGCTTGATCGAAAGCAGACACAGGAATAATACGATCAGCAATGATCTTCCAGGCTGCTGCTTGGTGTGGATGTTCATCCTGTAGTGCAGCATCCATAATCTTCTGTAAGACCTTCTCTGACTTAGGACTATTGAGCATCCGGTCACGGTACTCATTGATGATGGCAGCAGTGCCTTTGGGACGACCTACAGACCTGTTCTCTCGGACAGCAGCAAGCTCTGACTTCTTTGGACGACCAATCTTGTTGCCTGATGGCTTAGTCATGTCTTTATCCTTTCAGGGAGACAATGGATTATGAACTTATGACAGTTCCCTACTATACTTCTATGTCTTTATAAGTACATATTATAAGTATATTTATAAATATTACATCTATGTACATCTATGCTTCTATGTCTTCTTAGATGCTTTTCTTCTTAGTCTATAAAGATATTATAACACAACTTTTGTCTTTTGTCAAGTCTTTTCTTCATCTTTGTTGTCTTTTTACAACACAGGCTACCCTCTATAGTCTCCCATCCAGGGTGTCCGTGATCGGCTTCTTAGCTGTTGCTTTTACACAACAGAATCAAACACTTACATAAGTTCTTAAGTGTTGTCTTTTTAGTCTAATTTTCCTCTTTTGTAAGCGTTAAAGGCTCCAACAAAAACTTCTCAGCCAGTTGAGACCCTCCCCCCAGTCTAATGAGAATGCATTCGCATTAGCAGTCTAAGTTAGTTAGCACTCACATACTTAGCAGCCAAAGTTAAAGTAACACTTGAGGTTAGTGAGCACTTACTTACACAAGTTAAAGTATTACTTTAAGTGTTGGAGGACTGGCACGGGACTTGCTAGGGTCTGTGGCGTGTGGGGCGATGTAGCACCTATTCAGGGGGACTATAGCGACCACTATCTAGGGTTTACCCTGTCAGGGTTTACATTTCAGAATCTAAGGGTTTGCCCTAGTGACATTGGGCTGCACTGTGCTACAGTACAGACATGGGTTGACAAGGTGTTGACCCAGTAACCAGGAACAAGACCATGGACTTAAACAAGTGTCTTAGTCAGGCAGAAAGCATGGCAACAAACGCAAAGCCGTGGGTTCTGAAGCAAGGCGACAAGGTATACACTGGGGTGTTCAATCATAAAGAATGGGTCTATGATGTTTTCGAGGATGGATTTTTTATGATGAAGGTGAACACTAAGCAAGCAAGCAAGGCCAAGCAATTTGTGTCAAAGTGGCTTAACACTTAAAGACCACACAAACCGTAGGGGCTTGACAGACAAGCCTGTTTTGCCCCTACAATCAACCCATCAGCAACAACACAGAGGATCACATCATGCAAACCTACACCGTACTGTACCGCCTCAATGATGAAGCAGTTCTAGAGCATCCCTTCGGCTTCATTTGTGAAGCAGAGGACACCGAACATGCCGAGGAACAATGCGACAATGCGTACCCAGGATGCGACATTGTGTGGGTTGTCGATACGGGCAACTACTATGATGCGTTGGACAACTACTACACATTCGGTTGACAGTTCACAATCAATAGAGGATCACATCATGATGGAACTTTCAAACCTTCAAGACTTCATTCGATCCGGCGGCTGGGCATGGCCGGGCGGATATCCCTGCGCCCTGCTAATGGCCGACGGAGAAGTTATAGATAGCTCCGCTGCGCGGGAAAACTATCGTTTGATCCGCCGCGCAATGAAAGACCCACACTATTCGCGGGACTGGACTCCTGTCGGGGTGTTTGTCCATTGGGAGGGAGAACCTCTAACGTGCGCCCATTCTGGCCGATCCATTGAATCCGCTTACGGGGAAGTCGAAGAATGAAAGATACTGCAAGCCAGTGACAGTTCCCACATCTAGCACATCTAAGGGTGTGCTATCGTGGGCACTGTCGCCCTGCATCGCCCATCATGGGCAAACACTAGGAAAAATCATGCAAGCAATCCGCACACGCTACCACGGCCCTTCCAATGCTCGTGGGTCACGCATCAGCGCACAATGCGAGGCCGGTAAAATCTTTGTGCCTTATGATCACGCATTAGACCTGCACGACAATCACGCAGCAGCAGCGAAAGCCCTGCAAGACAAGCTCGGATGGACTACCGACAAGGGATACAAACCCATGTTCGGTGGTGTCTTTGACCATGATACATACTGGGTATTTGCTAACCCTGCCTGTGCTTTGGAGGCTTAAACCATGAAATACACAATCTACCCTGGGTCGATTGCAAGCATACAGACCATTCAAACAGACAATGGCAAACTGTATTCCGCTATTTACATGGCAGACACCAAACAGCCTGAAATTTATCCTGATGGCAATTTGTCTGTGAACATCGCCGATAAATTCCCTGTGCCAGTGCGTGCTGCTATAAACAGGTATTTTGGTGGCATCTTTAGCTTGCCTTACGACAAACGACAGAATTTCATCAATAATTCTGTGCCCTTCACAATCACAGCCGAGGACATTCAACCATGAAACAATCAACCTTTACAGGGTCTACCCTGCTTGATGCTGTCTTACTGGTGGCCGTGTTTGCTGGCCTTGGTGTCTTACTTGCTTGGAGGTTCTAATCATGTACTTAGTCAAATTTAAAACATCAGGGATCATTGCTTACAGGTCCCTGGACCGAGTACAGGCCCAAATGTGGGCATTGTTGAATGATATCCTGGACGCAGACGGTAACCCTGCTGGGTTGTACCGTATCGAAAAGCTCAAGAAGCCAGAGACTGTAAAAAATGAGTGAGTGAATACTTACATTGTCAGGTCTGTGTAAGCAAACTGTGGTATAATGGAGTCCTTTGCAATCGATTGGAGGACTCTATGGTATCACGCGCACAAAAAGAACGGAATCGGCTCTCTAAAATCTACGGGAAGCGGTACAAACGGCATTTTATGTCGGAGGGTTACTATTGTTTTTATTGCGGCGATCCTGCGGACTGTTTAGACCATTGCCCGCCACTGTCAATAGTCGAGGATACAGACCCTAAAAAGCTCAGGGAGAAGAAAATACCTCATGTCCTGCTGCCATGCTGCCATGAGTGCAATACAGCCCTGAAAGACCGCTATTTGTTAACGGTGGAAGATCGTCTATTGTATTTGGAATCGTTCTATGATGCGTTTTTGAAGAAACAGAAGGGGTTTTGGACACAAAGCCAAGTTGATAGTTTAGAAGGCATTTTGAAAGAATACATACGGCACCACATGGACAAAGTGAATAGATATACACACAAAATCCGCAACATTCAATTGAGGACAATAAGGTATGAAACACACCCAGTGTATGAAGAACCTACAGAAACAGGAGGAGAATCCTGGGACGATGAACCCTTCAAATAAACCCCTGAAGCGTGTTCAAGGGCTAGAATCCTGGCCTTTCCCGACATACAAGGGTCAACCCTTGGAGCCCATTGTCTACCCAAAGAAGCCCAAAGTTGACCCACAATGGCCTGAAGCACTGTTGTAAAAATACAACACATTGAAAGAAAAGAGGAACCCAAAATTCGTTGCGTATGCTGTGATAAGAACCTGAACGACTACGAATCAACCCGGAAGCATGCCTTTACAGGAGAGTACCTAGACACCTGCAATGCTTGCTTGTCTGAGATCAATCAGATGGTGGTCATTCCGACCATCACCAGGGAAGACCTAGCAAACTGTGGGGATATTGTTGACAACCCAGAAGATGAGGACTATAATAGTCTATATAGCGAAGACATAAACGAATGATACATTAAGTATAAACTTATAATGTATCTTTGCTTAAATGTAACTATAAAGGTCTAATTGTGTCCAAAATCAAGGAATTCATCATGTCTCAGATGGAAGAATACGATCATGCACAGGCGCATGCCGAACACCAACAAGCCCAGGAGGAGGCCTTCTACGAGCATACAATCATGTCGATTGTTGACCTTATGACTGTTTACGGGTACAATAATGTGTTGTCTGCTATCAACCGCAGGTATGATGATGTAGCCAAGGCTATGGGCATCCTGGAGGAAGCATAAATGCTTTGGCTAGGTGTTGTCTTGTGGCTGATTGGCCTTGTGTTTTACTCAGGAATCAATGAATGAATGCTTTTCGTATTGTGAAATGTTCTGATCCGTTGTTGTGGTATGCTGACTACATTGGTGAAGTCTTTGCCTGTTATCGTATGGAACGACTCACAGGTGGTGACATCCTATGGACTAGGCATGAGAAGTCTGATTATGGTACACTCACGAACTGGGTGTGGGCTAAGGACGCAGAGGAAGCTAACTAACATGGAATACGAACTAAAGACAACCTTCAATGATGTTGAGTTTCTTGTCTTCTATGACTGGGTAGACGGAATGCCGGAGATTGAAGGCGTTTACCTTGTAGATGATCCAGAAGGTAACGATCTACAGTTCATGCTCTCTGACGTGGTTTTAGACGGCTTGGTGCATGCTTGTGTAGCTGAGGAATACTCCAAGCTAGACGAGGAACTAGAAAGGATTTCAGACCGATGAGTGCATGGCTCATAGCCGTTACAGGCTTCATCTACCTAGGCGTAGCACTAGAGCAGCTATTCAAGGGTAACATACCCATGTTTGTCTGCTATACCGGCTACGCATTCGCTAACATTGGACTCTATAGGATGGCATCTTGAACACCCGATTGTTGAAGAAAGTACGCAAAGCATGGAATAACCCTGATGTTCCTATGGAATTGAACAGGGCAAACATGCGAAAATGGGTCAAATCTGTTCGTTTTCTAGGTGAAAACTGGCTGTTGGCTAAACCTCTCGGGAGGAAAGATGAATCGTGATACCGTGATTGATCTAGCAAAACAGGCTAAGGTGTTCTTTGATGATCGCAGAGTAAACTATTGTTTCTATCCTAATCAACTGCTGGAGTTTGCAGCCCTTGTCGCCGCGCATGAGCGCGAGGAATGCGCGAAGGTTGCAAAGCAATGGGACAGCGATCATCCAAGCACAAACTATGGAGGTTGCATAGCCAATCTCATCAGGAGCAGGGAGTGAAACAAGAAAGCAAGTTCCTAAAGCATGTAGAGTGTCCGTACTGTGGCAGTTCTGATGCTGGAGCAGTCTACGATGATGGACACTTCCATTGCTTTGCATGTGGTAAAACAGTCCACGATGAACACCAACTAGACCATGAACGAGATCACATCAACTATTTCAAAGCCATGAGCACACTTCCTGATAAGGTTCCTGGACAGGTTCAACCGATCTCTGACCGTGGAATTTCACGACAAACATGTGAAAAGTATGGAGTCACGATTGATGGTAACAAGCACTATTACCCGTATGCTGATGAGTCTGGCAGTACGGTTGCCTACAAAGTCAGGAACACAGAAAACAAGTCCTTTGGTATCAAAGGTGACTTCAGTAAAGCCCGGCTATTCGGTCAACAACTCTTCCACTCAGGGGGCAAATACGTCACCATCACAGAAGGAGAGCTAGACGCACTTGCAGCCTATCAGATGGCAGGTAGTCAGTGGCCTTTCGTGTCGATCCGTAACGGTGCACAAGCAGCCCTGAAGGACTGCAAAGCCCAGTTTGAATGGTTGAATAGCTTTGAGACGATTGTTGTCTGTTTTGATGCTGATGAGCCAGGACGCAAGGCAGCTAAGGAAGTAGCTGAACTGTTTGGTTCTAAGGCAAAGATTGTTAAACACCTAGCAGGGTACAAAGATGCGTGTGACTACTTGGTTGCGGGGGCGGGTAAGGAATTCGTCAATGAATGGTGGCGTGCAGAAGTCTTTATACCGGACGGTATCGTACAAGCGGCTGATCTTTGGGAAGATATACGACACCCTGAGAAACCTGCTGAGGCTCAATACCCGTTCAAGGGGCTGAACAGGCTGTTGTATGGAATCCGTACAAGTGAACTGGTAACAGTCACTGCCGGATCAGGTCTTGGTAAGTCACAATTCTTGCGTGAAATCCTGCACTGTATCCTAAAAACAACAGATTTCAAGATCGGTGCTATGTTCCTGGAAGAATCTGTACGCAAGACTGCTCGTAGCATCATGTCAGTTCATGCCAACAAGATGCTTCACTTACCAGATACGAAGGTATCTGAGGAAGAACTGAAGGAGGCTTTCGATGCCACTCTGGGAACAGGTCGTGTTTTCCTTTTCGATCATTTTGGCAGTCTTGAACTTGATAACGTGGTCAACCGAATCCGTTACATGGCTAAGGCGCTTGACTGTCGCGTGGTGTTTCTTGACCATATTTCTATTGTTGTCTCAGGTCAGGACTTGCACGATGAGCGAAAGGCTATTGACAACTTGATGACGCGATTGCGTACGCTGGTGCAGGAACTTGGTATTACTTTGTTCTGTGTGTCGCACTTGCGTCGTCCGAATGGCAATGCAGGGCACGAGGATGGACAAGCAGTGTCCTTGTCACAGCTTCGGGGCTCGGGTGCCATTGCTCAGTTGTCGGATGCAGTGATCACATTGGAGCGTAACAGCATGGCAGAGAATGAAGAAGAACGACACACGACTAAAGTAGCAGTAGCTAAGAATCGTTTTAATGGGTTTACTGGGCCTGCATGTCACTTGCGTTTTGACACAGAAACTGGTAGAATGATAGAAACTGAGGAAGAAACACTATGATCAGCGTTGAACAGTTGATCAGCAGGGTATGGGACTTGGAAAGCAAATACAGCGATCTACAGAACAAATATCAACTGTTGATACATCAGTATGAGGAACTGAAAGCAAAGCATGAGCAAGCGAATCGTAATCGACATCGAGACAACACTGAATCATCAGACGATTCACTTGGCAGTAACTAAGAACATTGATACAGGTGAGATAAAAGTATGGAAAGCAGCAAGCGGCCTTTGGGACTATATCGTGGACGCTACATCACTGATCGGACACAACATAATCGGTTTCGATGCACCGATCCTAAACAGATTGTGGAAGACGAAGATTGGTTTGAAGAAAGTGACCGACACACTTATTCTGTCCAGACTGCTCGATCCATCACGCGAACAAGGCCACAGCCTAGAAGCATGGGGAAAGACGCTGGGGAAGGAAAAGATTGACTATGCAGATCGTTGGGAACAGCTACAGGGTAGGAAACAGGCTTACAAAGGGGAATGCTTTGACCATCCTGACATGGCTTTGCTTGAGGAATACTGCATAGCTGACGTAGAGGTTACTGCGAAGTTGCTAGACAAGCTGACAACGGAACTAGAACGTAAGAAGTTCAGTACCGAGTCTATCGAGCTAGAACATCAAGTAGCTGCTATACTTGCACAACAGGAACGAAATGGCTTCAAACTCGACATTCCCTACGCAACCGTGCTTCTTGCTGACATCAAGGGAAGAATGGCAGAAGTATATGAAGCAATGCAACAACGATGGCCTTCGTACGAACTGGAAAGAATCAGCGAAAAAACCGGAAAGCAGCTCAAACCAATGCTGGTTACTTTCAACCCAGGATCAAGGAAACAGATCGGAGAAAAGCTGATTGAACTAGGATGGAAACCGGACAAGTTCACTGAGAAAGGTCAGCCAATGGTTGATGAGGGTATCCTATCCAAGCTGCATTATCCTGAGGCTAAGATGATTGCTGAGTACCTGATGCTACAGAAGCGTGTTGCTCAGATTGAGTCTTGGATGGAGTCTGTAGGCTCTGACGGAAGGGTACACGGTAAGGTGATCACTAACGGGGCTGTAACAGGCCGTATGACGCACCAGAGCCCTAATATGGCACAGATTCCTAATCATGGTTCTGTGTATGGGGCTGAGTGCAGAGCATGCTGGACTGTAGAGCCTGGAACTGTGCTTGTAGGCTGTGATGCATCAGGGCTAGAACTTCGTATGCTTGCCCACTACATGAAGGATCAGGATTATGTCAAGACGGTTGTGGAAGGGTCTTCCAAGGACGGAACTGATGTCCACACAAAGAATCAGAAAGCAGCAGGACTACAGACACGAGATCAAGCAAAGACGTTCATCTACGCTTTCTTGTACGGGGCAGGGCCATCAAAGATTGGTGCTATCGTTGGTGGGTCGGCAAAGGACGGTCAAAGACTTATTGATTCCTTCCTTGAAGCGACTCCGGCCCTCAAGAAGCTACGAGATACGGTATCCAAGTATGCAAGCAAGGGCTTTGTACCGGGGCTTGATGGTCGTAAGATATGGGTTCGCTCCGAGCATGCGGCACTTAACAGCCTTCTCCAGGGTGCAGGTGCAATTGTTATGAAGAAGGCTTTGGTCTTGTTGTCGGACAAGATCAAGGCTAATAAGTGGAATGCTAAGTTCGTAGCCAATGTGCATGATGAGTGGCAGATTGAAGTCACTGAAGCACATGCTGACGAGGTTGGTAGGGCTGCTCGTCAGTCCATTATCGAGGCAGGGGAGCACTTTAAACTTAGGTGTCCCCTAGACGGAGAATACAAAAGTGGACGAAACTGGGCTGAAACTCACTGACAAGAAGTACGTTGTACTTATCTTGACAGAAGATGAACTTCAGTTTAAGATCAGTGACAATCTGACGCTAGATGAAGCAGCAATGATGCTTTATGGCTGTCTAGATTACCTGAGTCGTGTGCAGGGTCTTTACGAAGATTTGGACACAACTGTGTTACAATAATGGTATCAACAACAGAAAGGATAATATGAACCTGAACCTTGAACCCAACGAAGTGCAGTTTATCGTGAATGTGCTCGGTGAGCTTCCTAGCAAGACCGGAGCATTCCCGCTGCTGCAAAAGATCGTTGAGCAAGCCAATGCTCAGCAGCCTGCACAGCCTGAGGCTGAACAAGCAGCAGAGTGAAACAACACGCCTATGGTGGAATAGGTAGACACAAGGGACTTAAAATCCCTC